CTCCGCAGAGTCGGTCGAAGCAATCGCCCCCGTTAAAGTTTAGCCTTCATCGTCATCGACGGCATCCATCTGTGCCGCGCGGGCCGCAGCCCATGACGCGCCCGCATCGCCGCCCCACAAGGCCCACGCGATACGGCCAGCAGACGGATAACCGTCCTGCCCCGGCTTAAATCCTTCGCCCTGCTTATCGACTTCGTGACGGGCAAAATAGCTGTTCATGCGGCGAATCGTATCCGGTGAAAGGTTGGCGCGATTCATTAAGTCACGCGCACGGGCGACTCCGACCTCCGTGCCTCCGCGTCCGTATTCCTCGCGCCACTCAAGGCCGCGCTTGGCCTCGACCGCAAGGGCGGCGGTTGGCTTGAAATTGATGTGCGCGTATTTGCGCGGGATGGCGAGGTCGTGCCGGTGGCTAAAGTCTGCCTCGCGCGCGGCCTCGCGTATCTCATCCGGTGTGATCTCTCCGACTTCGATGTTGTCGAAGATGCGGTTGATGGTTTCTGCGGGGAGCAGCGGGAACGCAGCGGTGGCGATTGCCTTGCCCGCCTCGGAAGTAATGATTCCGCTCGCCACGGACTGCGCCAGTTCAAGCAACGCCTGCACCTGTGCGCCGTTGAGCGCGGTGTCCTGCACCGTCTCGGCGGTCGCGCCGTCTGGCAGTTCGACTTCGCCATCGACCGGAGCCGTGACGGGCGCGCGGTTGGGATCGGTGGCAACGGATTCGATACCGCCAGAGATTTCCGCAGGCGTCACATCCATTTCCTCCGCAAGCTCACGGATATACGCCGCCTCTTTGGCGCGCTGCCTCATGCTCGCCTGCCAATCGTGGCCCGCCTCGCCGTAAAGTTCGGCAGCGGTCGCCAGACCCATGCGCCAGAGTTCGATGTCGGCGCGAGCGTCACGCCCCGCGTCAATGCTTACCGACCCCGGCCATTGCCATTGGCCGAGCGTGACTTCGGGGCGGTTCGGCAGTATTCGCTTTGCGGCGGCATCCATCAATGCGAGGCGCACGACCTTGTTCAAGAACTGCGCCTCAAGCTGATAGCGCCAGAAGTCGAAGGTGCGTTCGGCCTGCCGCAAGTCTTTGCGCGCTTCCGGCCCTGCGCTGGTGCGGTCGAGGATGACGCGAGCGGAGGCACCAAGGGCGCGACACATCCGATTCTCCAAGTATTGCACGAAGTTGGCGAAGGCGGCAGCAGGGCGGTCACCGCTCTTGAACATCTCCATGCTCTCGCCCGTGTTCAGATAGTTAATGCGCCCCGGTTCCAGCGCGGTCAGTTTAAGCTCGTTGCCGAATTGGTCTTTCTCCCCGCGTAGCACGGACGCCATTTCCTCGTCCGCGCCGTATTCGGTCTTGACCACACCGGCCTGCGACGAGGCCCACCGCGCGGCCATCTTCTCGTATTCGATCAAGTCGGCTACGTCCTGCGCGTCATCCAGCATCGGCGCCAGCACCGAGCGGCCCCGGTATTCATCGGGGCGGGTAAAGTTGGCGATGTGGCAGAAGTTCTCCGCGTCGATTTCCTCAAAGCCGAGATAGCTGCCAGAGCGATTGCGCTCATACACGCGGTATTTCACCGGACGCCCATTGGCATCAATCGTGATGCCGCCAATCTGTGACGGGTCGTTAAGGTCGAGGTCGATGTCGCGCCCGATCCGGTCGGCGGTCACGGTCTGAAGTTTAAGGTCGTCCCCGTCACGGACAAGGATCACGCCGCAGTCGCCATCGACCAGCATTGAGCGGAAGACCAACTGCGTAAGGCAAAGCAGTGAGTGGCGTCCGGTAAGGTCGCAATTCTTAAACCACTGGTTCAAGTAAGCCTCAACGTCTTGGTCGAGGGCGGTGTCGCCCGTGCGGGCTTGGTAAGAAAGCGTGCCTGCCGTGTGAATGACGAAGTGGGTAAGGATTGCGCGGACGGTGGAGAAGTTATCGTCTAAGTCGCGGGCGCGGCGCATGAGGCGGATGCGCTCGGTCGTGCCGCCGATTTCCTCGGCGGGCATATTCTGCCGGGGCTGCGGGCGGGCGCGCGTGACCTTGGCCGCGTCGAAGCGCCCGAAGGCGGTGAGCTTCTGGCGGGCAATCTCCCGGCGCAGGGCGGTGCGGGGGCTGAACAGGGCGATAGTGTGGTCAACAAGGTTCATGAGCGGACGCCCGCGAAGGAGGCGTGGGTCGTGCGGCGGCGGCTACCGGAAGCGCGGTCGAGGGCGGCGGTGATGTCGCCAAGCGTGTTCCGCATCTCGGTCAGATTGGCTCGGGACAGGCTCCGTCCGCCGATGGAATAGCTGACGCCGTTGGTGGCAATCGCCTTGATCGCGGCAACATACTCGTCGCGCAACTCGGTAAGAGTCGCCGTTGGTAAGCCGTAAAAGTCGGAACGCGCCATGCTTTCCTCAAACTGTCAAAGCCCCAGCAATCGCAGGATCACTTTCGCCGTGGCCTCGACCGACCAGACAAAGCCCAAGGCGGCGAAGCAAAACAGAAAGATCGGGATGGCGAGCGAACCGCGCGGACTCACAAGCCAAACTCCGTCTTAAGTTGCACGGCGAGTTTGGCAAGGCGCTCAAACTCATAAAGGAAGTCGCGGGCTGCGTCTCGCTGCCACTCTGAAACGTGCTTGTAATCCGTTTTGAAGTTTAGCACGAAGGGCGGCTTGATCTTGTCGCCTTCCCCGGTGTCCGGTTTCGGCTCGGCTTCGGGCAGGACGCCAGCGGCAACGTAGGCATCCTGCAATCCTTTGAGCGTGGGGTTCTCTGCCAAAAGTGCATCGAGATTCACTTTTGCCAGCTTCATCCACTTGGCGAGCGTGCGATAACCGCGCTCGCCTGCGTTAGCCTCCAGCCATGCTTGGAACTCTCCGTGCGCGATTAGCTCCTTGGCTTTCAAGCAGACCGCGCCTGCGTTCCATGCGTGACGGATGGCAAGCTCGGCCCCGGCTTGAGCAAGGGCAGCGCAGCGGTCGGCTTCGTCAGCGCAGCGGGTTAGCTCGCGGGCACAAGTGTCTGCATCAAGGCAGAGCGCGAGGTCGAGAGACGGTGATACGAGTTGGAGTTCGGTGTTTTGCATAAATTTGATTTTCGTTCTTTGTGAACCCGCAGGGCGCGCGTTCGATATGATTCGCGGGCGGTGTCACTTTTCATGTGCCGCGCCGTGGGGAGGTCGAGATCGTCTTTGATGCTGACGATGACCTTGGAGACGGCGGCGCGGGTCACGCCGTATTTCTTGGCAATCTCGGTCTGGCTTTCCGGTTTCCTGTTTATGACCGCCAGATAACACTCCGCCTTCATCGCGGTCTGCCGTGTCTGCGAATTGGTCAACGCTTGCAGGAGGCGGATCGCCGCCTCATCCCCGAAGGTGCGCGAGGCTTGGCCCCCGCCTTCTTGCTGCTCGTAGTCCTTCCAGAACTCGCGGAAGACTTCCAGCGACCACCAATCCAGCAGGGCGCGGAAAGACGCAAGCTGCGCGGGAGCGGCTACGCGACAGCGAGCGTCTAAAAATAAATCTTCCGCAGTATCGTGCGGCAGTTCCGGCCCGCACCATGCTTCGTTGAAATCGGCGGGGTCAGCGTGTTTTGAGTCGTGGGTTATCACGACTCCGGGCGGCGCGTAGGCTCATGGCGCGGAGATTACCACAAAGCGGGAATCGGTCAAATGGCCCCCTTGCGCTGCAACGCCTTGAGGCGGCGAACCTCCCCGGACTTCTTCCCCGCCTCGGAGTAATGCGCCTTGCTGCGGGCTTTAGCCTTGCCCGTGCCTGCCTGCCCGCCCCTCTTGCCGAGGGCGGCGGCGGCTTTGCTGATTGCGTCACTCATAGCTTGATCCAGTTGGGAGCCTGCCACGCCACGCCGCGCGCGGCAAGTTCGGGGTGGTTGCGCTTAACCTCTTCCAGAGGGCGCGGGATTGAGTTCGGCTGGCCGCGATAGATCGGGGTCGCCTCGCCGTTTTCGTCAATGCTGATGTGGCTGCGCGGGACTTGCTGCATCAAAGCAATCACTCGCCGCTGCTCGGCTTCGGGTGCGTTGCCAGATAGCGCCATCCACTCTGCTTGAATCTCGTTGAG